CAATCCGATGAGTATCCCACTTTCCGTGGATATGACCTAAAAATACTATCTCACTAATAGGTTCTGAGAATGTGTCGGATATAGGTTCACTCGTATATGGTATGTCCTTGCGTTTGACGAGTCTACCAACGCTTTCATACCCGATAAAGATGAAATCATATTCTTTTCGTGAGAAAATTTCAGGTATTTTAACTGTATATGTAAATAACTTATTCATTATCAATGTTTCTTACTAACGTTTTCTCTTCAAACCCATACGGTAATTCAAAATCTTGAACATCTGATAACCTAATAAACCTGTTAATACAACTAATAATTGAATTACCCTCAACACGAACCTTCCCTGGATCTACCAATATTGGCGTGATGTTTTTATCCTTCCATCCGTATTGTTCAGTATACATGAATTGCATAGCTTGTTGGTGTTGCTCCTCTCCAGGCGGTAATACAAATTTATCATAGTCAATCCGACCGTTTTCATCCCAATCAAGTTCTTCCCATCCTGTTCTTTTTTGGTAAATATACATGATGTGAAATTTATCATTCATGTATTGTTCTTTGAGTATTTGAGATAACTTCTCCAATACTTTCATGTCATGCAATAAATCAGTTCCATCCGATTGAGATTCATGGTCCCATTTATGCCAATAGTCTGTATACTTATGACGTATAAAAAGTAATCTCCGCTTATTCTCCTTAAGGAGCTTAACTAATCTCTTCGATCGTCTATCGAATTGTGCTTTCGTCTTTTCAATATCAATCTCTCCATCTTGCCCGTCAATTTGTTTATGTAAAACATGTACAAATTGCACACCAGAATCCGGATAAAAATCTTTAAATTCTGTTTCGAAGATTTTTGGTAGTAAATCAATAGGTGTTATTTGCCAATCAAATGGGAAAGATGATTTTCTCATGTAATTTAGTGATTGACCCACACAACATCTATGTCCTAAACTAACAAAATAGTCAAATTCTTGATCAAAAACAGAATCTAATGGGGTTTTGTGAAAATTTGGTACTATCCAATCGTCTAAACTCATATTATACAAGAAGTGCTTTATCCCAAATTAATAAGTGTAATCTAGGACTAAAATTAAAATTATACTCTTTTGCAAGTTCTGCAACCTGTTTAGCAACATTAATATGTTCTTGCCTACTACCAGCACATGGCATTAACCATACACGACCTGTTGGAATATCAAATTTATCAACATATTCGGATATAATTTCTTTCATGTCATGTCTACCTTGAACTACAAACTTAAAACCTGAATTGTTCATAGCATGCCATTCAAGTACTTCTTCAACATATCTTTTATGTCGTGGATCTCCATTGGTTTTTAATTTAGGAGAGGTTGTGAACGTCGCTTGGAAATCTTTAACCCAACGTTCATCTGGCATAAGAGTTGCGTTGGTTTCAAAATCAATTCGTGGTACCCAACCCCATTCTTCCTTAAGATAATCCATCAATTTCAAGAGTTTACCTTGCTGAATTAAAGGTTCTCCACCAGTTAATTTTAAAATTGCTCCATTTAAGAGATGTTCTTTATATCCCTCATCTTCCATGAGACACTTAATATGGTAAAATGTCATCTTATTTTTAACGCTCCAGGATATGTAACTATCACAACCATATGGAGCATCATCAGATTTGAATCCAATACATGTAAGGGTACACATTGCGGTTCTTAAGAATACGCTTGGTTGCCCAATGTATTCTCCTTCCCCTTCAATAGTATGGAAGACTTTATCGTTACTGAGAAACATTGTTTCGTCTTTGAGATCACTCATATATTTATTATATGATGTACTTTTATGTAATCAAGCATAAATAATGGTATATGGCAAGAAAAAATTCGCGCTTATGCGCTGTTTTCGACCCGGAACCAACTAATGGTAAACGTATTACAGATACACATAATGGTTGGGATTTAAACTTAAACATCAAAAATAAGTTCAGATTCTCTGATAAACATAATGAATTTCTGACGACATTACTTGATCAAAATACTAAAATGGTATTCGCTGATGGGTGCGCTGGGACAGCAAAAACGTATTTATCTGTTCGGGGAGCACTAACATTATTGAATAATAGAAGTGTTGATCAAATAATATATCTTAGAAGTGTAGTTGAATCTGCAGCTCAAAAGATTGGTCACCTTCCTGGGGAATTAGATCAAAAATTCTTACCATATTCTTTACCGATGTTGGATAAACTTGATGAGCTATTACCTAAAAATGTGGGAGAAAAACTCATAAAAGATGAATATATTAAATGTATTCCAGTTAATTTTACAAGAGGTCTTACTTTCCATAAGTCAGTTGTAATAATTGATGAAGCTCAAAACTTAACTAAACAAGAATTAGTTACATTATTAACTAGATTTGGTGAAGATTCTAAATATATCATTATCGGTGATACAAATCAATCCGATATTACCGGTAAATCTGGATTTAAACCAATTTTAGAATCATTTACTAATCTTGGAGCTGAAAATAATGGTATATTTACATTCTTGTTTGATGAAACCGAAATAGTTAGAAGCAAAATATTGAAATATATCGTTAAAGTGTTAAACAGAATTTAATTCTGTTCCATATCAAGTAGTTCTTTAAGAGCTTCCTCAGGAGAAATGTGTGTAACATTATTGTGAGGAAGCTCTTGTTGTTCGCCTGGCTCTGGCTTAATTAGTTCAGCCATTCTTCCAAAAACATCGTTTTGAAGTTTATTAATAGATGGGTCTTTATCTATGTTAACTCCGTGTATCATCTCATACTATCACCGTTACTAGCACTCCATGACGTTCCTCCAAATGGATTACCTAATCCGGTGGATATTGGATTTCCAACAGATGCTGGAATTGGATCGTTTGATGATTTTGGTTCTGGTTCTGGTTGTTCTACGATCTCCTCGAGTTCCTTTTCAGCTTCAGCTAACTCTTCCGGATCAAATAAGGGTTTGTACATATTATTAAACGTTTTTTGTTCGCTATAAACTACACTATTTTTTTCGTGTTCCCAGACTTCAACTTTGTTAACCCAACAACGACCAGATGTTTCCTTTTCAATGAATTCACTAGCAGCTTTAAAACACCACTCTGCAATACGTTCTATACCCGTACCGTTAGGCATAATACGTAAATCACATGCTCCTACTTTCGTTAACTCTTGAAAATATGGAAGAGCTGGATCATCAGCTGCAATACATGTAGTATGATCAAATTGATTTTCTAGTTGTGATTTAAGTGGTTTTAAAGCTCCAAAATCGACACACCAATGATTTTCATCTAATGTATTACAACTAAACCAAAATTTAGCTGTTAACCTGTACCCATGGAGGAACTTGCAATGACTCTCCGCTCTTGGTTGTCTAAATGCACAGCTACCTAGTTCAATAATTTTCGTACTTTCGAATGTTGACATATAATTGATTGTATCGATACACCAACAATAATCAACGTTTTTGTGTAGATTCTTTGAGAATGTTTGCAATACGAGGGTTGATGAATTTACATACAGTTTCATCCATCTTTGACTTACCTGCAGATTGTAACGCTATAGCTACTGATTGTTTCTGAGCTTTCTTTTTCGATTGAGGTTTACTAGTACCTATCTTACCGTCGTCCTTATAGGATCCCATAAGCTCCTTAATGTTCTTCCTAATAATCTTATCTGTTTTTCCTTTTTTAAGCGGCATGTGTTAAAACTTTCTTGTAAAGGTTGGTAATATCTGTGTCGGATAATCCTGCTTGCTTTAAATATAATTCAATATCATTTATATTATCCGTATTTTTAATTTGGGTAATTTCTTTATTATCAAGTTGTTCAGATAGTTTTTTGATAACAAATTTTTTAAAAACTTCAATAGCTTTTGGTTTATTTGGTGTTATAACTGGTTCTTTAATATCGTAAATACCAGGCATGGAACCACCAGGCATTAAAACCTTAAGCATTGGAGGTATGCCGTTGATCATTGGTCCTCCACAAGCTTCGCTAGTCAATTCATGAAGAATAAATCCTTCATAACTATCACTCTCTTCAAAACCTGCATTTAATGTTGGATCTACTTTGAACCGGATATATCTTAACCCTTTACCCTTAAGGCAGTCGGTCAAAATCTCATCAAAGTTTTTCATTTTCATGATAATATTTAATCAAAATCGTATTGATTATAATTGTCGTGCGCGTATAATTAATACATATGAATAATAATCGCGGAAAAGAATTTTTGTTACCGGTAGCTAATAGCTCAGTTCACCTTACAGATGAGAAAAAACTACAGATTATCGATAATGCAGCTGAAGCTTATGAAAAATTTCTGGATGCACTTGGATTTGATTGGAGAGCTGATCCAAATTCAAATAATACCCCTAAACGTGTTGCAAAATCATTTGTTAATGATTTGATTTCTGGTTGTTATGCAGAACCTCCACGAATTACATCATTTCCAGCTGATGGATAT